CGAGGATGCTGCCGTCAAAACGCATGTTGTGGCTCAGGAGTGCGGTGTTGCCCCAGTCGATCTCGGCCAGCGCGCGCTCCACCTCGGCCGGTTCGGAGTACGCGCGCACCGGGCCGTCGCCGTGTTTGATGGATACCAGGATGGTCTGGAACAATGGGCTCAGGACGTACTCGACCTCGCTCATTTTGCTGAGCGAATAGTTACTAGACCAATACGTTTCGTAATCTATGGTGACCACGGACATGGTTGGCTCGTCCTCATTACCACGGTAGTAGCTCAGGCGGTTTCGCGCAACGGGAAGGTGATGTCTCCCGGCAATCTTTCCCAGTTGTCGATCGACGGACAGATCGCCCCGGGGCGATCCAGGTCCGGCACCGGCATCATCCGCCCGGCGACGATCTGAGTATCGGCGAGGCGCATGAGATCCTGATATTTGCCGAACATCGGAATGCTCGGCTCGTAGCGCATCAACCCGCGCATCGGCGGGTTGCGGAACCGCTCGACCCAGGCTTCGAGCCGGTTGGTCTCGTTGCGGGACCGATAGCCGTTGCCAGCAGGCGGCGTAGGGTCGATCACCGTGGTCAGCGTCGGCCACAGGTGTTTGAGATGCGCCGCAGTGGGCGAAGTAGAGTCGCGGAGCATGACCATCACACAGTTGTTCACGATCTCGTTGATACGCGTCTGCCGGAGTAATTTTTCCAGCCACACGATCAGCGCGGCGCGCTCGTCCGCGCTGAGATTATCCAGCCGGGCGACGATGTGGCTCTTGGTGTCCGGCTTGAAGTCCTTGTCCCTGAGGTGGCTGCCGAAGTAAGCGTGCCGGAGGTAGATTTTCCTGGGTAGCGTCATGTTCAGGATAAGCGAGCGCCTGAGTTCCGGGAACATCTCGCGCAGAAAGCCCACGCGGATAGTGTTGACCTGGCCGATGGTCTCGATGCCCTCGGTTTTCAACTGCTTGATAAGATCTATCTGTTTGATGGTTAATCCAGCGGCACCGTCCTGGATCTGCTGCACCGTCAGTGGAAAGTTCAACCGGTTGAGATTAACCACGCGTGCGGCGAAGCCGCGGGCCTGGGAACTGATATGCTCGCGGATTTCCTGTGATAACGGCCAGTTGGGCATATTGGCTTACTCCTGTAGTATATTATTTTTTACAGCTTTATGCGCACGGTCTCGCCCCAGGGACCCTCGTGATCCGTGGTCGCTGCCCAGATCGTCGGGTACCTGGGTGCCTCGGTTGGGAAGCTCCCCATCATGTCGGTCATATAGATGAGGGTTTCCGGCCGAAGGTTGTGCTTCTCCACGTAGTCGAACACCGGCTCGAAGCGCGTACCGCCACCACCCTTGATGCCCTTCGCGCGCATGCCCTCGAACTCGTCCAGGGTACTCACTTCGTCCACCTGGGTCACCCGCGTATCGCAGCCGATGACGAATATGCGCTTAGGTTTGCAGTCGTTGAGCACGCCGCCGATCTCGGTGAAGAACGCCTGCAGCTCGGTGGCCCCGATGCTGCCTGAGGTATCCACCGCGACCACGACGCACTCGGCACCGAAACCCCTTCTGCCGGGCATCACCACGATCGGGTTGAGCGCCAGGCGGCGCCGGTCCGGCCGCGCCCAGGTCTCCCGCCGCGCACCGATCTTCCCGGTGACCAACATGCGAATATGATCGCGCCAGTCCACCTGCGGAGTCAGGAGTTCATCCACCATGCGCTGGATGTTGCCCGGCAGCTTGCCCATCGACTTGGCGGCCGCCGCAGCACGCGCAATCGCTTCGCGAAACTCGCTCTCGTCCGGCAGATCAGGGGCGCCGGTTGCCGGGTCGGTCGGCGGCTCCAGGATCTGATCGAACGATCCCACGGTGCCATCGCCCTTGGCGCCGCGTATCGCCTTCTCGCTTTGCGAGAAGGTTTTCGATGGGGGGCTCTGCCCCGCGCCAACTCCCTTTGGCCTCCCGGGACCTGACGGTCCTTCCGGACCGTCCCCCGACTTACCTCCAGCTTTGGGCGTGCTCTGGCCCGTTCCTGGCGACCCGCCAGGGTTGCCGGTGCCGGGGGGTTTGGGGGGCTGGCCCCCCCTCGTGTTTTGATAGGTCCTCTTATACACATCCTCCCATAACTCGCTGGCTTTGATCTTGGGGTCATACAGCCAGTCGGGATTGCACGAGCCGACCTTGGTATCCACCAGGTCGGCGTTGATCACGTAGTCGGCGCACCGGTTGGCGTGTTCGTGGTCCCACGGCAGCCCCATGCAGCTGTCCTGTTTCTCATAGTGCTTGAACCGCTGCGCATGCCGGCCGACTAAATGTGCAAGCTCGTGACAAAGAATGAAAACTTGTTCAGACACTTTATGCTTACAAAAATACTCAGGGTTGATGACGACATGCCTGCCATCTGTCGCGGCTGTCGGTATGTCCAACGTCGGCACGAGACGTCCTATGCTATAAAAAATATGCGCGTAAAAGGGGGCCTCATTCATAAAGGCTACAGAAGCGATATCGACAGCCTGCTTTTGATCGTAGGTAAGTTTAACCTCTCTAAACCCGTGACTCGTCATGGCTTACGTCCTTTTTATGGTTTATTTACTTCTGTAGTTACTCCGCAGCATGGTTCGGGGGTAGCGCCTCCTGCTCATGCTCGCCTACCATCTTCCCGACGCGCTCGGCCTCGGATAACATATTTAATGCCGACACGATGAGCATCGCGTTATTATAGCGCACCCCGTAGGCCAGCACCTGCTCGGAGCCGGCGCCATTGTCCACGATGTCGTAGCGCGCGTGCGGCGCGCTGTGCACCTCCCGGTCGTTCAGCTCCATGCTCGCGTTGCGCACGAACGCATACCTGGGCGCCAGGTGCTGGGCGGTCCGCGCCTTGGGCATGAACACGATATTGCTGACATTCACGCGGTCGGCATACTTCATAGCACCACCTCCAGTGACAGAGTGACGATCACACCGATCAGAAAACCGAGGCTCATCCAGACCCATCGGGGCCTGGTGGCGCGCCAGTGCGGCACCCGCACGTAGTGCACCTGCATGTCCATCTCACACCTGCCACTGGGTGAGCTTGTCGCCCAGCGCACGGGCCTGCGCGGCCACGTCCTTGCGGGTGTCAGCGAACTTGCGGATTTCCTGCGCCGAGGTACCCATGAGCATGCGCTTGATGTCCTCGACCACCTCGTCGACACGCGGGTCCAGCGTGCAATTGAACCCCGGGAGTAACGTGATCAGCTCGCGCACGTTGTCGATGGTGTTCTCCTTGAACGCCGCCTCGGGGTCGCTTAGCCGGCTCGCCAGGTGCCCCACCTGCTCGCGCACGCGCTCCCACATCGCCGCCTGCGCCGCCCCCGCGGCCGACTGCTGGCGCCTGGCCAGCCCCTTGGAGAGCGCCTTGAGCGCCTGCTCGGGCAGGTTGGCGAACGCACTGGCGGGCGGGATCGGCTCGAAGTCGAAGTGCAGCCGGAAACTCGCCTTGACCTGCTCGGGCGCGGGGTAATCCTCCGGCTTGCCCAGCCCGGCCAGGTTGGCCTGCGCCTGCACCGCGAGTGCGGGGTAATCGTGGATGAACGTGGTGAGTTTATCGGTGGCCGCGGTCTGCAGCCGGCCCATCTCGCCGATGTAGTTCAGAAACAACGCGTTGGGCAGCAGCCTGGGCCCCGCCTGGCGGTCGGCCTGCGGGTCGGACACCCACGGCAACGTTAGCTTGTAGTGCACCGTGCGCGCGGCGGTGTACGCGCCACGCAGATCCTTGAGCTGGGTATCGCATCCGGCCAGCAGGTGCTTGATGTAACGCCCGGTATTACCGACCGCGCCGGCGTCGTGCTTGATCTTGGCGCCCACCTGATGATCGGTCCGTTCGCCGGACCACATGCTGATGCTCAGGTTGGCCAAGAGCGCCATCGAGCGGACCGCGTCGGCCAGGTCTTCGCGCTCTAGGGTGATATTCATATCCATGCCCGGGCTCATGTCCTGTGAGAGTTCATTCATTGGTGTCACCTTACTACTGTGGTAATTGGGGGCAAGCGGTCAGTCGGCGTCACTCACCTCGACTGCGGTGATTTGTACATAGTCGTTCGGTCCGATGTCGGGCTGGCTTTCGTCGTAGGCCATTTCTTTGGCTGTCTCTTCGTCTGGTGCCTCGAAGTCGTGTGTCCACTCGTTGTAGATGCGCGTCGTCACGCGATACGTTGGCATGGTATGTTCTCCTGTGATTGGACGCGGGCCGCCTTGCCCTTAAACTTTACCCGAGACCAGGTTTGCCCATGCCTGCCGGTTGTCATACTCAAGGGGACTGGCAGGTTAGGGAGGCGGCCCATGTCGCCATGTGCGTCCGTCATGTGTGGAATAGTCTCGGAACCCCTATTCTTTCAACGCCTCGTCGTCGGCGTCTTCATCTTTTGCGGCCATAGCCTTGCGCAACGTCATGATCATCTCGATGGCATGAATGGCACCCAGCCGGCCGCTCCTACGATCCTGCCATATACGCCGCTCGGCTTCTTTCAGCTCGTCGTCGGTCACCGGCTTACTCCTGTGGTTATGGTTACGAATGAAGGGCCTCGCTGCGCTCGGGCCTCACGAATGTGACGCAATCAGCAAATCTTGATGCTTTAACAACCAATTAGTAAACGTGGGGGTGTTGGTTACGATAGCAGCGCGCTCAGTTTGTGCGGTAATAGTTCGCATTGCAAGGACCTGCATGTCGATATTCAATCTCATTATGTACCGCAGGATAGGCTGGTGATTATGCTCTGCGAGGTGATGTGCAACCATGAAGGCACATACCATCTGTGCGTCACGTTTTTCAGGTAGTTTGGCACTCCCTGCATTCTTGATGATATCAGCGATCTCGGGAATTTCGTCCGCATAACGCAGGTGCGTCATGTACTGCGCACCCTCGCCGCCACCGATCCACCCGGCCACCACCTCGCGGGCGATCATATCGACGGGGAGCCGGTCACGCTCCAAATCCGCCGGCTCGCGCAATGCACGCAGATCCTGGTCCATGCGCACCAGGGTCCTGGGCGTACAAAAGGGCTTGTCGCCGGCGGGCACCTCCTCCTTGAACACCAGGCCGGGGTTCTGATTGGCGAAGCTCACGGTGTAATGGTGCGGTCGTAACTCCGGTGGTAAGTTGTTCACCCAGGCGTTCCAGGTCGGCAGGTGAGGCTCAATAGCCAATTCCATCCGCCTATTTGTAATAAATGTGAGCGCACGCACCACACCAGCGCGGTCGGACATGCGGTTACTGGCGGCGATCACGCGCCAACCCATCGGCAGCCGGTCGGTACCGACCTGGCCATTCAACAACAACTCAGCTGCTGCTTTTTTTACTTCATCCTCGGCCTGTCCGAATTCGTCCAGGAAGCACACACCTATGCGCGGCAATGCGCTATCCCACGTTCCCGGTAACCACTTCGTACCGTTGGGCTCAAACACGATCGAATTAAGCTTAGTCGGCATCCATGGTGGTTCAGAAAACACAGTGATCGGACGTGGGTCGCCCTTCTGCGGCAGCATGAACCCGCGCACATCTACGGACTGGAAGGTGGCAAGCATGTTGATAACCAATCCGACCGGTTCGTCGGTCAGCTTCGCCAGCTCCGCGCACGATTGCTCTACAGTCGAACTTTTACCTAACCCCGGGCCGGATACCATTTCGATAGAATTAGCACGATGTCCCAGCTTCATGGCTGCAAGATGGGTCCGGAGTATAACTTGCTGCGCTTGATTAAGGTTCATGTTGGCTCCTGTTACTTCTGTAGTAGGACACGACAGAAAGTCGACGGACTACCGCCGTCAACACTTCGTTGCAATGTAGTTAGTCGATGTCGCGGAGATCGTCGTCCGCTTCCCAGTGAAGTATGATCTCACCCAGAGCCGGGTCGCAGGTAACACGCACCCGCGAGCGTAGCATCCCGTCGTTGGAGTCGATGTATATCGCCCAGTCGTCCTCCGCGTCAGCGATGGCGGCCAGCAGCCTGATCTTGTCCATCACTCCGTCTCCTTCGCCAACGCGGCGCGAATTTCCTCGCGCCAGATCGTAGCCTCGTCCGGGTGTACGCCCCAGATCAGCCCGAGGATCTCGACGGGCGTCTCCAGCAACAGCGGCGCATAGTGCGCGACCGCAGAGTTCATGTAGGCGTTCTCCTCGTCGATCGTCTCGCAGCCGATCGTCTCGCAGCGGTCGGTGGCCTTGTTGCCGACCAGCGGCCACACCTTGGAGTGCAACGCGCTGGCAAGCGGAGTTAGTTGGGTCATGGCTTACTCCTGCGGTTATTATTCGTCCTCGGTCAGGAACACGACCGGGTAGCCCTCTTTCTCGGCGGCATCCTGGATCGCGTCGATCCAGTTCAGCAGGCCGTCGCCGTACTCGGTGGGTTTTAGTAATTCCTCTTGCACGGCGGTTACCAGCGCGACTTTCTGCTGCGCCAGCATAGCCCAGTCGGTGCGATTGAGCACGTCCATCAGGTGTTTCATGTCTTGCCTTCCTAGTCGCACCCAATTTCGTGGCTGCCCACGTCGATGAACGGATCGGAACACACGACGTCGCCATCCAGCACCACGTCCCAGCCGTTCAGATAGCCGGCACCAAACGCGCCGGCAGCCCACACGGTGGTACCGGTAGCGATGGCCAGGCCGGTGATCAGGCCTAGCAGATAATTGCGCATAGTTTTACTCCTGTGGTTATTATTCGCTCACTGTTTCGACGTGTTCATGCACGCGACCGGCGCAGCCATCCAGCACCGCGGAGACCAGTCCGAGCACGATAATGACCGCGACCACCCATTGGAATGGGGTTAGTTCTTCCATCACGCTATCTCCTTGTCGTCATGTGCAGCCTTCGTGTTACGGTTAGCCGCGTGCCATGCGTCGCGACCCAGCCGACCGCGCTCATGGTAATCCTGCCAGCCGCTCGCGGGACCGCGATAGAGGGTGACAGCCCGACTGGTATCGCCGCCATGCGGTTCGAGCTGGACTATGACCCAGTCCACGTAGTCGCCGCTGGGTTGCTTGCGCTGGTGCATGTTGACCCACACCTGGCCGTCCCATGACTTGGTTACGGTGGTGATACCCGAGGTCTTGCTCCCAAGTCGCGATGCGGGACCGCGCGCACCCTGGATGCGGGCGAAATATTGTGCCATGTATTTACTCCTGTGGTAATGTGTGGGTTACGACGTGCCGATGATAATCTGCGCGATACCCGGATACAGCCAGCAGCGTGTGACCTCCTGCGCGTCCAGCGCCATGTTGGCGGGTGGCGACGTGGGGTAATTCTCGTTGCAGCGCGTCCATATGCGCACCTCGAAATCGCCGCCCTCATGGTCGCCCATGTGCTTGGCGAGCAGCTCGATCAACCTGGATGCTTTCATGGATTGTTAACTCCCGCGATACGTTCGTACACGACGTTTGGCCCTTGTTTCCACACGCGCAGCACCGGGTAACCGGCATAGTTGGGGCCATCAGGGAACGCGTGGATTTTGAGAGGTTCGGCCCACGACGCGGCAATACCGACTGCTTCGCGTAAAGCTCTGCGTTCGGTGCGGTACGATGGGCCTATGACCAGTCCGCTTTCAGCGGCAATCGTATAGCGCATGGGTTTACTCCGTGCATATCAGGAAAAGC